ATTTTCTTTTAACATCTTTGCCCATTTTTCACAGGCAGGAATGTTGTCTAAATCAGTGTTGTAGTTCCATTCAAACGCCTCCAGCGCCAGCTTCAATGCTTCGTCTTTAGTCATGTGTTCTTCTCCTTGAGTCTTGCGTTCACTTCGTCAAGCAACGTATGCGGGTCACCGTCAAAGCGGTGAATCAGCGTTTCTGTTTCCTCATCACTTAGATCAACCCATGTGCGCTGTGGTGGGGTGGTGTAAAGCGGTATATGGTCTTCCGGGTTTCCGCAATAATCATCTTTCGTTGGCCAAAAATATAAGTTGCCACGGCACAAAAACGCCGTAGGCTCCTGCTCTGGTTGTGCTAAGGCTTCCAATGCGTCTGCCGCTTCAAGTAAAAGCTCATGGTCGGCGCTAGTTCCATCACCCAAGCGCAAGCGTTCAATTAAATCATTCATGTGTTCTTCTCCTTTGCGTGTACATCTACATATCTGCCTTTTAAAGTATGAGCGGCATCAAAATAAAATGTTTGAGTTAGTTTCAAAATAAACCATCCTGTTCAACTTGCATAAAATTCCATGTTGCTGGGGCATTATGGGATTCAATTCTTGACCTCATAACTTGTGCTCTAGCTTCTTTTGTTGGCGGTGGGTAATTGCCGTTTTTCCACTTCTTATCAATTCCTACATTTCTAGCTATATTTGTGCTGTCTGTTGATGCAAATGGTAATTTAGTAAATATTGCTGGGTCTAACATACGCAAACCATGAAGTTTGCACATTGGTCTACCCATATCATCACAAATAACACGCATTGCCTGTCCCATTTTTGACCACCAAGCATTAGTACCAACTGTAGCGTATTCGCCAGAACTGCCAATACAAACACGCACATAGTAATTAGCCAATTGTTCTAATCTTTCTAATGATTCGTGCATATGCCATACTGGCGCACCAAACCATTTAGGTAATGGGCAATCTTCTAACAGCGCATCATTTTCAGCTTCCGTGCCGTCAATTACATCTGGAATACAAGCAAAATCACAAGATGGTATTTTTTTAAGATTTAATGCCCAATCGTAGTAAGCATCCCAATTAGTAATTTGTTTGCCACTTTTCCATGCGCTAAAAGCCCCATTGTCTATAGCAAAAGATTGGCAGACCTCTATTACTGTACCAATTTGGTCTGGATGGGCATAAGACACAAAAGCATGACCAGCTTGCACGGCATAATTGGCAACTGTTGCTGGCGTTATAGGAAGTCCATGATAGTGAATCATAGGTAATGTTCTTTTGATCTATTCTTCAACTTCGAAATGTTGTTTAATCAAATCGTATGCTTGTCCACGACTAATCATATTACGCAACATAGGGTTCAATGCTACTCCACACTCTCTCACAATCAACTTGGCAGATTCTTTCACAATCAACTCGGCAAATTCCTGCACAATCAACTCGGCGAACTTTTCCAAATCTGTTACTTTACCATCTACAACAGGAATCATTGGTTTGCTCAACAGTTGAGTAAATCTCAATCCAGCCTCATCAGCAAGTTGTCTAATTCGCTCGTTCATTCTTCAACTCCAAAATGTTGTTTGATCTCTAGAATTCGTTCGTTCATTTGATTTCATTTCCTAGTAGGGTGAGAAAGTCTGACCATTTCATAATAGCCAGGCTTTCTCTCCTGTCAGCACGGCACACCACAATAGGTGTCTGTCCTTCTTTGCAAGCAGCTTGAGCTTGGTCTACCCAGTCATAAACAGCAATACCAGCACGCCGTTTACACTCGATAACATACCTACCCAAAACAATATCCGCGCCACCATCCCTTGTCTGTTCAAGGTTTCGAGCACAGTCCACACCGAGATAGTCAGCCAGATCGTGAACAATATCCCTTTCATACGTTGCCCCCTTAGTGCGCTGTGCTTTACCCATTAGAACGGTACGTCTGAATCGTAAGGCTTGGAGACTTCTTTAGGATAAGTCTGTTGGTTCTTATCCTTCCAAGAATCATCCTCGATCTTGAGTAGGACGTATTCCTGGGCGTTCTTAGTCATTTTCTTGAACAGAGCAAACTTGAGTTTCTGTCCTTGATAGTTCATCTCACCTTTCCAGTCAGGTTGATTCTCACTGGTCTTTTTGTTTGGCCACATAAATGATGTGCCATCTGCTACTTCAAAGTCTGCCATGTTATTTCTCCTGTATTAAGTGATACCTAGCATAAGTCTTATTACCTTTAGTCACGGGTTCTGTATGAATGATGTGACCAAGTTCTCTCAAGTCATTGATTCTTGCTGCCAAGCGTGTCGTACCTACCTTGTCTAACGCTTCCAACTGAGTCAATGGCCCTCTCTTTAACAAAGACAATATTTGTTCGTTCTGAGTTATTCCCGTTGCAACCTGTCGTACTCCGCGAACTCGTCCACTGTCATGATCGGGCCTTTCGACTTTGGGAGAGGAGTAGCCTCTACAGGCTCAGGAACGGCTCCTAGAGCGTGTCCAGTAGCTTGTGCTATTACTGCCATCTGTAGAGCGGTAAGTCGGCTCATACACCCCTTATTAGCCGTTTTAAGAGCACGTACCTTCTCTGCCTTTTCTTGAGCACTAAACTTAGCAGATTTCCCAATCTTTTCTACCATCTCGTTGTAGGCAAATATCCATTCTTCCGCATTAGGATGACTGGAATAGGCAGAACCATCTGGTAGCAATAGATCAGCAAAAAAGGTAGGAACAGGCTCAGGCTCAGGCTCTCCCAGTCCTGTTAGATCACCTTCATCTGGTTGTACGATTACATTGTGTGGTAACTCTACGGGCTTAGGTGTCACGTCCCGCATCTTAACTGGCTTGTCATCAAAGTCAGCTACTTCCTCTGGTGTGTACGTACCAATCACACAGCCTGGGTAAACCGATCTAATGCCCTCAGAGACTACTCTGGCTCTTAGCATGGCTCTAGGATACTTAGACCATCCACTACCAGGCTTATTCAGTCCTGCCTTTGTAGCCTGTTCTATGCTCCAGGACAGTTCCAGTGTGCCACCATTGGGGTGAGTAAAGACTCCTGTGACCATTTGGTCTGTGTAAGACTTCCAGTCTACCTTGCCACCTGCCTGTTGGAATCTGGCAAGCATAGCGTCTGCTTTGAGAGCAGGTCTGCCCTGGATGATGTGATAGTCACGCGCTGCTGTGGCAGGGTGTAAGCCTTCAGCCTGTGCTACTAGCATTAGGGCTAGTACTTCATTGACGTTCTTCATGCCAAACAGTCCTGACTTAGCAATACTGTCTGCCATCAACGTCATATCGTTAAACGGAACTAGTTGGTTGCTCATCTTTTATCTCCCTTTGTTTTAGCATAGCGTCTGCAATTCGATAGGCCTGTTTAGCAATTGTCGATGGGTCATTAGACTTGGTTGTAACCAATGCCATACCGGCCACCCAATCGCGTAACTCCATGCCGTACTCTGTTTGGCCTGTCATTGTGTTGTACTGACTAGGAAAGGCTTTCATTTGACTAAGAACCTCCTAGAACCTGGTTGCTCGAAACAAAACTTTTCATACATCTCTGGCATAGCCTGTTGGAATAGTTTGGGGTCAAACCGCTTAGTACCTTTGCTTGCTTTCCAAGTGGCTAGGATGCTGCCATCAACTGCAATCAGTTCACCAGATGACTTCATCCTATTCTGTAGGGCTACCGTCATGGCTTCCTCGGCTTCCTCTAGCTCTTTGATACGCTGTTTAGTAGCTCTTAACTGGGCTGCAATCTGCTCTGCTTCCCTGTCTGCCCAGGCTACGCCATTAGTCTGCATGGCATAGACTAGCTTGCACTCTGCTGCTGTCTGAGGCTCAGGTGTAGTACCTGCTATGACATGGCCCCAAAACACAGCCATCTGCTTAGTCAGGTCTTCTTTCATTTCATCGGTAACAGTCATCTCATAGTGTCTGAAGTATTGACCACCAAAGAGAACACAAAGATGTGCTTCACTAGCATTGAGACAGATGGCTTCCTGTATCAATTGTCCTCGGTCTGCGTCAGGTAGTATCAAGGGGTCATCACTAAACTTATTCATACGGTTCAAGTTATAGTTCTTAAT